AAGCCATTGACAGAAAACATGAATGCAACTTTGCAGGATCTTATTCAGAAAAAAAATAATCCTGAACTATCACAAACAGCAAAATCATTTTTGGAGGAGTGGTATAAATCAGAATTGTATGGAATCAGAAAGCAAATCAAAAGCAAGTACATTGAGAAAGGTTTGGAAAATGAGGATGCTGCAATTGATTTCATGATTTCTGCATTGGATATTTCATTTGCAATCAAAAATGAGGAAAGGTTCAATGATGATTTTTTCACAGGGGAACCTGATTTGATTGTTGATGGCGTTGTTTATGATACCAAATGCAGTTGGGATTGTTTCACATTTCCATTGTTTGAAACTGAGAATCCAAACAAGGATTATGAATATCAACTCCAGGTTTATATGCATTTGACAGGATGCAAAAAGTCAGTTTTGGCTTATGTGTTGACAAATACACCTGAGCACATGACATGGGAACAACAAAATGATTATTCAGAATTGGCTGATGAATTGAGAATCAAAACATTTGAATTTGAATATGATGAAAACATCATTGATGAATTGAAAATTAGAATTCAATTGGCAAAAAATTATTTAGAAACAATTAAAATCAAAAATAGGTGATGGCTCACATCAAATTAAAAAATGGGAAGTTTAGCAAGTATTTACATCAAAAAGGAAACTTTGAAAATCCTTTTAGATACAATTGAAAAGAAAGGATTAAAAGATGAAAAGGCTGGAAAAGGTATTTCATTGACAGTTTCAATCAGTGATGATTCAAATCAATATGGACAAAATGTTTCTGTTTTTGTTGGACAAACAAAAGAACAGGTTGATGCAAAAGCAGAAAAATATTATGTTGGTAATGGAAATGTTTTTTGGACTGATGGAACAATTAAAAAATCAATCAAACCTGAGGATCAACCCGCAACAGCAAATGCTGCTCCTGCATATAATCCATTGAAAAATGATGATGATTTACCTTTCTAACAAAACAAACATTCAGAGCCTCCTGAAATAAATCAGGAGGCTATTTTTTAACTATTAATACAGATTAAAATGGCAAAGCAAAAAACAAAAAAGAAAAAAGAGAAAGTTCCAAAGGAATACAAATCTATTTATGGCCCAACAAAACTTTGGGAAAAAATCAAAGATTCAGTTGAGGATGGTGACAACTTCAATGCAAAGGTTGTAAGAATGCTTACTGAGGAGAGTAAAAAACTTTGAAAGGGCATAAACATATAGAAGCACTTGAAAATGATGTGAAACAAGCATTGAAAACAGGAGCAAAAATTGATTTGATAAAGCAGGTTTACAAATTTTCATTCATGATGTTTGATGTTTCAGATCCTAATGAATTAATTTCAATTCAATTGCTGGAATTAGCAAAAGAACAACAGCCAATTTCATTTGAAATGACAAGCACAAAAGCAGCATTTTCAACAAATGAAATGGATTATGGTTCTGAATTACCTCAGTTTACATGGGATGGTTTGTCTGATTATGAAAAAACTTTTGCAACTGATTCAAAAAAATAACTATCTTTGAATCCAATTCCTGCTTTTGTTTTCTTAAAAGGCTGTTGATTTAATATCAGCAGCCTTTTTTTTTGTTCAAAATTTTGAACTAAATTGAACTAAAGTTGAACCGTTCAAAGTCAATAGAATTGGGGTTTTGAACTATTTTTGAACCTATGAGTTCAAAATGTTAAATGAGAATAAAACTACAGCAGAAAAAAAATATTTTCTTAAAATAAATTGAACAGGTTCAAAAGTTCAAAAAAAAAGGTCATTTTCCCAATTCCATTGGGATTGAGTGGTTCAAAAAAAGTTCAAAAAAGTTCAAAATTTGTAAACTTGTTCAAAACTGAAAAAAAATTATTGTTTTTTGCTTGTTTTTATAATATAAAGCATTACATTTGTCAAAGGTTGTTCATCCACATTAGACAACTGAAAGGAATTATTCAAAAGCCTTTTATGATTTCAATGGAGTGGATGCTATTGATTTTGTAAAGGGCTTTTATCATTTTAAGAAAACAAATATGTGCATTGATGATGGTTTAGAATATAAGCAGGAGAAATGTTTTCCATTTGCAGGATCTGATGAAATAGTTTCTAATTTAGTTTCAGATTTGAATGAAAAATTAAAAAAAGGATTTGATGAAATTTTTATTGATGCTTTGAGAATTAAAGGATATTCATTTCCTGATATATTTGCAACTAATGATTTTATAAGGGATTTTATTTCATGTGAAATTAATCAGATGAAACAAACAAAAACATTTAAAGTGAATGGAGTTCCTTTTTTATTTGTTCATTATTCAATTGATTTTAAACTTTCAGATTTAGAACAAACAAAAATTTCATCAGAAATAAAATATAAAATATTATGAAAATTGATTTATCCAGGTGCATGAAAATGTTGGATTGTGGTTTCTCACTTATCACAGTTGGTGAGAATAAAGTTCCAAATTTTGCATGGAAATCACAGCAAACAAGGGCATTGAAAAAAGCAGATTTTGAAAGCCGTTATAATTACTCAGGAGGAACTCAAAAGGCAAATGGTGGCGAAATTGTTCCAACTCATGCTGTTGGGTACGCAACAGGGTTTAATAATATTGAGGTGATTGATATTGATTTAAAAATCCTTCCAACATTACATGCTCAAACTGAATGGTGGAATGAATACATTTCTTTCCTGCAGGATAATATTGCAGATTTTGATGATAAATTTGTGATTTACAAAACTGTTAACAATGGTTATCATATCATTTATAAATGTGAGGAAATTGGAGGAAATCAGAAAATCGCAAAATTGAAAGGATATTCTGAGGCAATAATTGAAACACGTGGAAAAGGAGGATATTGTTTTATTTATGATAAACAAGTTTCAAAAAAAGATTATTATAATATTCAGGAAATTTCAACAAAGGATAGGGATGTTCTGTTTCAATGCTCAGCATTTTATGATTATAAAGAGGAAACAATAAAAGCAGAACCAAAAGAAAAAAAAGATTATTCAGGGCAAAAACTCACAACATGGAATGATTATAATAATCAAACCTCAGCAGCGGATTTAATTTCATCTGAGTTTTCAATTGTTAGGATCTTAAAAGATAAGTATATTATCAAAAGGCATGGAGGAACATCACCTCATTCAGGTTATATTTATAAAGATTCAAACTGCATGTATCTTTTTAGTACAGGCACAAATTATCCTCATGAAACATTGCTTTCACCATTTGCCATTTATGCCCTGAATTATCATCATGGTGATTATTCTGCTGCAGCAAAGGAACTCTATGAAAAAGGATATGGTTCCAGGTACGTGAGAGAAATCCAAGTTGAAAAGTTAGAAACAACAATCAATAAATCAGATTTGAATTTTCCATTGGATGTTTTTCCTGAACAGTTGCAGGATTACATGCTTCAATGTAACGCAACTTTGGATTCATCCATTGATTACATGGCCTGCAGTATGCTTTGGCTTTATTCTGTAATGATTGGAAACTCAATTCAGATTGAAGTGAAAGCAGGTTGGAAAGAAAGTTGCAATCTTTGGATTTCATTGGTTGGGAAAGCAGGATTAGGAAAAACACCATCAATTGATAATGTGATTTTTCCATTGCTTAAAGCAAACAACAGGGAAATAAAAAACTACATCAAAAACAATGAAAAGTTTAATCATTATCAATCACTTTCAAAGGAGGAAAAAAAGCATTCTGAGGAGATAAAACAACCAAAGAAAACTCAATTTATTGCAAATGATATTACATTGGAGGCCCTTGTTGATTTGCATGAGGAAAACAAAAATGCAGTTGGAGTTTTCAAAGATGAATTAGCTGGATGGTTTAAAGATATGAATAAATATCGAGCAGGTTCGGATTTGGAATTTTGGCTTTCAACATGGAGTGGAAAATCAGTTTCAATGAATCGTAAAACTGCAAAAAGTTCATTTGTAGAAAAGCCATTGATTCCTGTTTTGGGAGGAATTCAGCCCTCAATCCTTTCAACATTTTACACTGATGAAAACAAGGATAATGGATTTGTTGATAGGATGTTGCTTTCATTTCCTGAGCTTGAAATTGAATCTTACAATGATAATGAAATGCCAGCAGGATTGATTGAGTGGTATTCAGATGTTACAATTAAATTTTATGATGATTTCAAACAGATAATAAAGTTCAATAATGATGATGAAATTGAGCCACATGTTGCCAAATGGACCCCTGATGCAAAAATTGAATGGAAAAGGATATTCAATAAAATCACATCAGTTCAGAATTCAGATGATGAAAATGAATACATGAAATCAATGTTGCCAAAACAAAAATCATATATTCCTAGATTTGCACTAATATTGAATTCAATTAATGCTTATACAAAAGGAATTCCATTTGATTTGATTTCAAAGGATTCAATTTTGGGAGCAGAAAAAATCAGTGATTATTTCATTGCAATGGCTAAGAAAATTAAAGTTGATACCCATGAAACCAATGCTTTGAAAAAAGTTGCAAAAGCAAATGAAAACCTGAGCACAAAAGAAAGGTATTTAGCAATGAAAAAATCCAGCCCTGAATTAAGTAAAAAGCAGGCTGCAGAAATATTGAATGTTTCATTAAGGCAGATTTACAAATATGAAAAATAACGGCTATTGTATGTGCCGTTTGAGGCACGAAAATGGAATATAAACAGTGTTATAAATATTTAAAATTATGATGTGGTCAGAGAAAATAAAAGATGAAGTTTACGTTTATAGAAACGGAGTATTAATTTACAAAAAATGGTTGAAACAGAATAATTCTGTTGTATTTAACAACCCACCAAATTGGAAGCACGA